TTAGACAAACTCCATTCTTTAAATACCAATCATAGTTAGAATCCAGGCCACTGGAAGGGTAGCGGCCTGGAAACTTATTTAGCCTAGAAACTAGGCGAAGCCAAACCAGTTCCGTTGATTTGTGCAATTGCGCCTGGGTATCTCAAACTTGTGAAGGCTGACATTCCAAACATAACAATGTTGATTGCAACCTTACCATTTGGCTCTTCAAACTTAACATAAGTAGGTGAGCCGGTTTCTTCCCAAAGATGACACTCATTAAGATCAACCACAAAGATTGTATCTTGATTTGTGCTTGTACCAATATTAGTTGCAATGTTTGCATCAGTAATAATTGGCAATCCAAGGATTGAATAACCGCTATTGCCGTATTGTGGTGTGCCATTGCCTGTGCCAATTGCGTTCATTGGGTTATAGGCATTTGGTACTACAAGTGGGCGATTTGAACCATCTACTCCAGCCAATAGGAAACCTAAACGGCGTGGGTGCATGATAATCGCATTTGGATTAGCATAAATTGTAGATTGAATTTGTTGTATGCTATCGGCAATCTTAGGGTACAAGCCCGCGACAGTTCCTGTTGTTGCTGTATAAGTAACAAGGATTCCGGTAGTCATGCTCTTTAGGCCTAATGGTTGTCCATTTGAACCTGATCCATTTAGAAGCGCATCATCAAGTTTTGTGTGATAAGCGCGTAACAAGTCTGCTAATACAATGTTTTCAATATTGTATCCGCGTAGTAATGCTTGTTTTGAAATGCTGTTTTGTCCAGCAATTGTGTTCACATTTACTGTGAGTGTTGTGTCATCAGGATCAGTGCTTACTGCGGCAGTGTTTTCTGATGTTTGATAAGCCACATTTGTGCCTGTTGTAATACGGGATATAACCACAGACATGCCCTGTGAAGGTAGTGGATGCTTGCGTGCGGCATCAGCAAACGGCCTACCGGCGCGTGCTAATGGTGCATAAAGATCAACTAAATATTGTGGTACAACAAGGCCTGCAAAGTTACCTGAATCAGATGCTCGCTTCTCAACTGCCATTTCTTTTTGGTGGCGTTGAATACGCTCTGATGCTTCGTAATCATTAGCAAACTGTGCTTTTAGTGCATCACCTAAGAATTTATCTGCGGTGCGCTCTGAGTAAGTTAGTTCCTCGCGTGTAACACTAAAGCCACCTGCGCGAACTTCTTTCTTTGGTTCAATGTTCGCATCAACCTTAGCCGCTAAATCAGCCGCCTTTTGATTGCGAATTTCAATATCTGACATCTGCTCAATTCTTTCATCCAACTTTTTAATTTCCAAGTTAAGGGCTTCAACATTAGCCAACTCAACTTCTGATAGATCGCGTGCTTCTTCTGCGGCACGATCTAAAGTTGCCTGAATTAGAGATGTCTTTGATTCGCGCTTCTCGCGTAGAGAAACAAGAAATGTATTTGACATAGTTCTCCTATTAGTAGTTTTTGTAGTGAGAAGGTGTAACGCGCCGGTAATCGGGGTTAGGTGTTCTACGACTTATGAAAATTATATCTCTTTTTTTAAATTTTTTAGTATTTCAAGCGCCGTGTTAAATCTTGTTTTATCATCAAATCTGTTTTGATTTGCAATTTTCTCTGACCATGATTTACCGGCATCCCCACCCCACAATGCCCAGGCAATGCGACCATTAGAAGGATAACCATCTTCACCTGGACTAAAACCTTTAGCCTTTTTATCTACTTCATGGCGTGCAAAAAAAGATACCATGCGGTTTATTGTTTCTAAAGGCAAGTTTTTGCCACTTGCAATATCTCTAGCCCTAGCAATACCTATCTCAGTGCCACCTCTGCCAAACTCTCTGCGCCAATCAAGTCCTCTTTGTGCCTCTGTTTTCATTGCGGTTGTAGGTGTAAAACTTTCGGCTCTATTTTGATTTTGCATTGCCCACCTGTTGCAATAATAATCGGCCTGCACATTATCATCCCATAGATCACAATAGCCTGCTTTGTAAAAATAACAATTAGCACAATTGCGACCTTCAGGCACATCGTCACTAGATGCTGGTCTGTAATTATCAGGCAATTCCCTAGTGCCGTACTCTGCAATATTAATGGCGGTCATTTGATCATCAGCCTGAGCCTGGGTTTTATGGCAACCTATTACTTCATTGCTTGCAGTTTTGACAACTGCATAACCTTCACAATCAGGGTGATTACTTACTACGCTGTATGGCATCTAATATTTTCCTTGCCTCATCTAGTCTAGGGGTCAATTGGGGTTGGCCTTCACGCATACCGGTAATACTGGCAAGTTCGCCATAAGCGCCAAAGGTAACAAGTGATACTTCTGCTAAATGTGCTTTAAGTCTTTCCATGACACCATCAGGCCTTTTTTTGTTTTTAATTGGCATGAAGCCAACTGATAATTGATCTAACGCGCCATCTTTAACTAATTCCAATGCTTCATCACCTTCACGCGTTTTTGAGATTTTAAATTCAGCATAAAGGCCTTCATCTGTTTCCCTTAATAATGTGGCGCGGCCTAATACATTGTTTTCACCATGACCTCTAAGAAGTTTGACCCGGTGCGGTGCTTTGATAACTTCTGAAAAAACGCCTTTTCTAAAAACCTCAATCATGGTGCTAGTAATGCGCTGTTCTTTGTTATACGGCACGGCAATACCAAAAATGGTACGGCCATCACTATTGGCACGCAACTCTAAATTTACTGAGTAATTTCTATTTTCCATTTTTTCTTCAGACATAGTTATTATCCTCTACTGTATCTTCTACATCATCTTGCAATGAACTTTCAACTTCAGGGTTCATATCTTCTTCGTGATCCATAGGATCAAGGTTTTCATAATCCCTTACTTCATCAACAGTTAAGAATCCATTAGATAATGCAACCGCATAAGCATCATATCTACTTGCAGTGTCAGTTTTTAATAATGATTCATACTCAAATGCGGCTACCTGACCGCGAACAAGTAAATCAGAAAATGCCGCTTCTATTCTTTCGGCTATTGGTTGTATTGACCACTTAACCAATTGTAAGTTTTCTTGTTCAACATTTGAGTAAGTACGGCTTGAATTAGGTGAACCTAAAAAGTAGGGCGGCAACCCTAGGATGTTGGCCGCCTCTGTTAATCCGGCTGTTTGTGCCTCAACTAATTGAGATTCAGCCGCATTGCTACTTAACACTTCAAAGTCAGTTGATGAGTTCATAACAACAGGTGATCTGTTGCGTGATGAATACATTGCCATCCATGCGTTCTTTAATGCATCCGCTTCTTCTTGCGTTAAATCAGGATTAGCAGATTTAATAACGGCAGTAGGATTTACGCCACCATCAAAGTATCTTGCCGCATATTCATTGATTGCAATCTCTTTACCCAATGCTTGTTTTGCAACGGCAAGAATACCTTTACCAACTAAATCACCTGGCATAGTAAAGTTCTTGATGTGCATAATTTCTGATTGATCGTATGACTTATCATCAATCTTGTAAATGATTCGGCCATTCTCTTTTGCTACCTGCACGCGGTCAGGTGACACCGGATAAATTGAATCAGGTAATCCATTAACACCTGGTTCGCCTAATACTGCAATGTAATTACCGTGAACAATTAAAGCGGCGGCCATTGCGCTAATTGTTTCCATTCTAGTTTCGTTAGGTACTGGCCGCATCAGTATTTGTGGGGTTGGTACTACCTTGCGTTTGTTGCGATAAGCACAAAGCGGTAGCGCACCAATAGCATCACTAATTAAAGTTATGCCGCGATAAATTGCAGGTATGCCTAATGCAGTGTTTTGATCTACATAAGTACCAGCCCAATTACCTTCAAAGAATCTACCAACACGACCCAAAGAATCAATGTAACCTGATGATGTATAAACCATTGATGGTTGGATTTGTCTTTTAAGTAATCGGCCTAGCATTATTTACCTCTGTTTTCCAAAGCAATACCAAATAAAACTAAAAACACACCTGATAATATTACAGCCACAACTGGGTTAAATGTTGCGACACCTGCAACTGTTACTAAAGAACCTATAATTTGTAAAACTGATGGTATGTATTTCATTAGTATATTTTACTCCTTGCCACTGGTAAATCTTCAATTTTGGTTACCACTCCATACCGTGCCAGTGTAGCGGCAACAAGTGGTGTTATGTTTGTTGTGCTTTGGCGATTCCATGCCCAGGAATCACCCAGTGGCCGTTTAGTTGAACCCAGGATTGCAGTTTTTAGATTTGGGTCATCTAAATGGCTGATAGTTTTTGCTTGTACTGCATCATAGAAAGAACCACATGCCCTAGCGTAATCACGCAAGTGAATAGACATTACGCCAATGTTTTGTTTTTCTAGTTCAACTATAAGTGATGCGGCAGGTGATCCGGTATCTATAACTACCATGGTGTTGTGTCTTTTACATAGTTCAACTAATCGCGGCAAAACCCATGATGTGCCTTCTTTACATTCTATTAACTCAATAGGCGTAAAATCTCTTACTAACCCGGATACTGCTATTGAAGCGCGATCACGCTCACGCGATATATCAACTCCAAATACAACTTGATTACCAACAGTTATATCTGTTCTAGCCAATGAATCCCATAATTCAGTATTGATGACTTGTACGGCATCCCTGGATGGCCACACATTTAACCATTCCTTTGTAAATATCTCAGGACTATTAGTTGCCGCCGCTTCTTTAACTGCATCTAGCAAAACACCTCTTTCCTCATGCAATGAAGGTATTGCCTGATACCACACATCTTGATCTAAATAATCAAAGTCATCTAAGGATGGACACCATTCAAACCATGCAAGCCTATTTTGCGGTTCGGCAATTTCTCTATGACCAATCTCCCGGTAATGCTCTAATAACTCAGATTGTCCAGGGCGGCCAGCATTAGAAAGAATCCATAATTGGCCATTGCGCTTAGTTGCCAGGGTTGGTTGTAAATTTGCAATAAGTGATAGCGGATGGGTTAAGGCTTCATCAATAACCATTAGGTTCAAACTTAAACCGCGTGCGCCTTTGTCATTAGGTGTAACAATTCCATAGGTTGAACCATTACGCATGTATATCTTCTCACTGCCATTAACCCTAGACACCCTAGCAATGCGCTTTGAAAATTTAGGAGATAATTGAAAACTTAATAAATGTTCTTCCCATTTACCTTTAGCCATATTGCGATCCTGGGCAGTATAGGCAACATGTCTTTTAGGTTGTAGCAATTCATAAGCAATACGCGTTTCAATTAATTTTGACTTTCCATTTTGCCTGCCTACCTGGGCGCACACGGTACGGTACTTATATGACCCGGCTTTGTCTATTTCTAAACCTACATCTGCAACCTTGCGTTGCCAATCAAAAAGTTCAAAGCCTAACAAGCGTGCTACCTGGGCTAATTTGTCGCCTTCTGTTTCATGCGTTTCATCTCTTAGTGATGCCCATCTAGGCGTACATAAGGTTTTATTCAAACAAATCATCCTCATCAGGTAATGCACATGAATCCCATATTTCGCGCAACTCTTTAGATATGGATGGGATTGTGTGACCACCTTTACCGGATTCTTCAATACGATCCCAGGCGCGTGCAAGGCCTAATAGCATTTCACGCTTAACCGTATCAATATCTGTACGGCCAGTGATTGCTTTAACCATGGCGGTTGTGTGTCTGCCTAACTTTTTCTTAGGCTTACCACTTGCGACTATTTTTAATTGCCTTGCGTTTTGCGTTTCCATATTTTGCACCCCTTGAATAGTTGCAACTAGCACATGCCGGCCTTAAACTGCCAACCCACAGTTCAGGTGATGGGAAGGAATCAATAGGTGGTTCATGATCAAGCGTAGTTGCAATAGTCTTTTTACAGTAAAAACAAAGCGGCTTTTGAGCCAAAACAATTTCTCTGATTTTTTTGTAATTCGCATTGTATTTTTTACTATTTATAGTTTTCATAAAAACTTTAGTTTTTTTCTAAACTTTTTTGCACTCGCCGGGGAGAGAGAAAACGCGAACGGCGGCTTTCATCTCCTC